AGCTTTTCCGACCAAGCGGAAAAATCCAAAATCATTTTTAGGGGGTGAAACCGATGAACAAACTGGAAATTGAAATCATGGAAAACATGAAGCGGCTAGAAATTTATAAGCCTGAATTTGATATCACGATCAGTATTTATTGCGGAATGGTTGAGCAATACAAGCAACTAGAAAAGGATTTCAAGAAGCAAAAGTTTTCAATTGTGGAAAAAACAGGGTACAGCGATAACAAGAAGAAAAGCCCGATGATGTTGTCAATGGAAACTTTAAGGAAAGATATCTTGAACTATGCAAACATGCTTGGATTAACACCGCAAGGGCTGAAAAAATTGAAAGCTGATGTGAAGCCCGAACCAAAAAAGAGCAAATTAGAAATGGCGTTGGATAACTTTGGAACATAAAAATTTTGAGATCGTTTTGAAGTATGCAAAGGATATAATCAGCGGGCAGAAAATTGCCTGTAAAGAATTAATTCAGGCGGCGCAAAGATTCCTTGATGATCTTCAGGATGAACGGTATGAACTAAGGGCAAAAGATGCTGAATTTTGTATTGGGATCATAGAGAAAACATTCATTCATATCAAGGGAACTATGAAGGGCAAGCCCTTTATCATGGAAGATTGGGAACGGTTTATTGTTTACAATGTTGCGGCGATCTATCTAAAGGGAACCGATGAAAGAAAATACAAAGAAGCCTTTATTTTTCTACCAAGGAAGAACAGTAAAACATTCTTTGCTTCAGCCCTTGCATGGGCTTTATCTTTATTGGAACGAAATTACTATTCCGTTTTATATATCATTGCAACTAAACTTGATCGAGCGCTTGAAGCATTTAACAACATTCTTGAAAACCTTGAAGCAATGGGCGAAAAGCAAAATTTCAGGGTACTTGACAACAACAGCGAACACAGCATAAACAGAAGCTTTTATGATCATGAAGGAAAGAAAACAGGAGCAATAAAAATTCAGGCTTTAGCGGCGGACGAAAAAAAAGCCGATGGATTAAACGGCAACATTTTTATCCTTGACGAAATACATGCTTACAAAAGCGCCAATGCTTATTTTGTTTACAAGCAAGCAATGAAAGCATATGTGAATAAATTATTGATCGGGATCACAACAGCAGGATCAAACATGAACAGCTTTTGCTATCAGCGGTTGCAATATTGTCAAAAGATATTAAACAAAGAAGTCGAGGATGAACAATATTTTATTTTCATAACCAAGGCTGATAATCCTGATGATTATACCAATCCGATTGAACACGAAAAAGCCAATCCTAATTACAACGTGACAATCAGGGCTGTTGATATAATGGCGGAAGCTTTGCAAGCGCAAAACGATCCCGCCGCACGATCTGAATTTCTTAATAAGTCATTGAACATTTACACCAACACAATGAGCGCTTATTTTGATATCGGTGAAATACAGGTATCTGATGAAGAAGCAATGAAAAGCCTAAAAGAGAAATGCGGGCACGATCTCACAATTGAAAACCTTGCTAAACTTCCTATTCAATGGTTTGGCGGCGCTGATTTATCAAAAATGTTTGACTTAACAGGCGCTTGCATTTATGGACGTTATGAAGATATTGATATCACGATCACACACGGCTTTATTCCGATCACACAAGCAAGGGCAAAAGCGGAAGAAGATAACATTCCCTTCTTTTGGTGGATGGATCAGAAATGGTTGACCATGACAAACAGCGATCTTGTGGATTATGAAGAGGTTGTAAAGTGGTTTAAGAACATGCGGGAAATAGGATTTAAGATCAAGGCGGTTGCATTTGACAAATATAATTCCCGTGATTTCGTGCGATCAATGGAAAAGCAACGTTTTAAAATGGAGGAAGCGGGGCAACAATTCTGGAAGAAAAGCGAAGCCTTCAGGGAAATTGAAAGAAAGATTAAGGAAAAGAAATTTACCTATCTTTCCAATAAGGCTTTTGAATATTGCATATCAAACGTCAAAGCAAATGAAGATGCTGAAGAACGAATAAGGTTTGAAAAAGTTGCCGAAAATTTCCGCATTGATTTATTTGATGCAACTGTAGTTGCTGTTAAGCAAGCGATCATTGCGAGAGACAAGAAAAGCAAATTGAACACATGGTTATAAGGGGGTGAAATATTGGCGATCTTCAAAAAGAAGCAAATGAAAAAAAGATCAAATGATCCAATTGCAGTTTGGCTATCAGGAACAGAAGCAAATGAAGTTCTTTTGCCTAATGGTTATATGCCAGTTACGAAAAATGAAGAGGTAAGAAAATGTATTCATAAAATTGCCGATCTAGTAAGTAGTATGACAATCATGTTAATGGAAAACGGAGATCAGGGAGATATCAGGCTTAAGAATGAACTATCAAAAAAGATTGATGTTTATCCCAACAATTTCATGGTACGCAAAAACTTCATTTATAAAATTGTGTCGGATATGATCAGCACGGGGAACAGCGTAGTATATCCAAAAATAGCGGGTGGACTTCTTGAAAACTTGATCATTTGGGATATCAACACTGTAAGCTTCAGGGGCGATTCTGAAAAGTACGAGGTACTTTTGCGGGGTATTCAGCGCTTTGATCCTGATGAATTACTTCATTTTGTTTTAATACCTGACGATCTATTCCCGTATAAAGGACAAGGATTTGTGCCAATCGTTAAAGATACGATTGCAAACATTGTTCAGGCGAACACGACAAAGACAGGCTTCTTGCAAAGCAAATGGAGACCATCTTTAATTATTAAAGTTGAATCAGATGCGGAAGGAATGCAGATCAAGGAAGAACGGGATAAGATTCTTAATTCCTACATTGGAGATACAGACACGGGGGAACCGTGGATTGTACCCGCAAGTGAAATTGATGTAAAGGAAATTAGACCTTTGAGCCTTCAGGATTTAGCGATTCAAGAAGGGCTTACACTTGATAAAAAATCTGTTGCCGCCGCCTTTGGTGTACCCGCTTATATGTTAGGGGTAGGAACATTTAATAAAGACGAGTACAACAATTTTATTAGTTCAGTGATTATGCCAATTGCAAAGGTGATCGAGCAAGAATTATCAAAGAAGCTTGTGTTTTCTCCTAAGTGGTATTTCAAGTTTAATGTTCGATCCTTAATGCAATATGATCTGACAGAATTAACGGGGCATGTTAAAGAAATGATTTCAACAGGGATGATGAACCGCAATGAAGGAAGAAATCATTTTGATCTTTCACCTGTTGAAGGCTTAGATGAATATGTAGTTTTAGAAAACTATATACCTGTTGCAGATGTGGGCAATCAAAAGAAGCTTGAAGGGGGTGAAAAAACAAATGAAACGAACAGCGGAAATGAATAAACGTGACTTTAAAACACAATTTAAAGTGACAAGAGAAGAATCAAGCCCCGATGAATTTATAATTGAGGGCTATTTTGCATTATATGAACAGGAAACAGAATTATTTGAAGGCACCTATGAAATTATAACTAAGGGAGCTTTTGATAATACTTTAAATAATGACATAAGAGCGCTTTGGAATCACAACACACAATATGTTTTAGGGCGCAACAAAAGCGGATCATTAGAAATTAAAGCCGATGATAAAGGATTGTTTGGGGTTATCAAATTGCCCAAAACACAATACGCTTCTGATTTGTACGAATTAGTACAGCGGGGTGATGTGGATCAATGTTCCTTTGGATTCAATATCCTTGCTGAAGATGTGGAAGAATTGGCAAGCGGCGGTTATAGATGGCGGATCAATGAAATTGATCTTCATGAAATTTCTGTTGTTACTTTTCCTGCTTATGAAAATACAACGGTATCAGCAAGATCAGAACAGATCAAAGAAATCAAAAGCAGGAAATTAGAAGAGAAGCGTAAAGCATTAGAAAAACGATTGGGGGCAATTAATAAATGTTAAAGCAATTGAAAATTTCTAAAGCGCTTGAACTAAAGCGGCAGAAGTTAGACGAAATCAAAACAAAAGCGGCTGATATTCAGAAAAGAAGCGAAGCGGCACAAGCGGCTTTAAGTGAAGCGGCAAGTGAAGAGGATTTATCTTTGCTTGAAACTGAAATTGCAGAAATTGAAACAGAGCAAGCAACCAATGACGGCGAAAAGAAAACGGTGGAAGATGAAATTGCCGCACTTGAACTTGAATTGGCTGATGTATCTGAAAGAGCAAAAGAAAATGGCAAGCAAAGCAGAAGCAAAGGGGCTGAAGATTTGAAAGACGTAAATCGTTTACAAGTTCGGGAAATGCTTAAGACAGGCGAATATTTCAAGCGTTCAGATGTAATTGAGTTTTATGAGAAATTTAAAAATTTACGTGCGGTAACAGGCGGCGAATTAACAATTCCTGAAGTTATCGTTAATCGTATCATGGATATGTTAGGCGATTATTCTACTTTATACCCTTTGGTTGACAAAGTTCAGGTTAAGGGAACAGCTAGAATTTTACTTGACACCGACACAACACCCGCTTCTTGGGTTGAACAAAATGCGGCGCTTCCTGTTGGTGACGTTGGAACGCTTGCTTATTTAGATTTCGATGGATTCAAAGTTGGTAAAGTAACATTTGTCGATAATTATCTTCTTCAGGACAGTGTGATCAATCTTGATGATTACGTGTCAAAGAAAATTGCCCGTGCTATTTCATTGGCGCTTGATATTGCGATCCTTAACGGTACAGGGGCGGCAGGAAAACAACCTTCAGGTATTATTCCTGCTATTGGGGTTGGAAACCGTGTGACGGTTGCTGAAGGTGATCCAATTGCAGATTTTGTTAAGCCTATCGGATTGATCGACACGGGACTTGATTCTGTTGGTGAAATCCGTGCGGTTATGCGTAGATCAACTTACTATGCTTATTTCCTTGAAATGTCTATCAATGTAAATTCTGATGGTGAAGTAGTCGGACGTTTACCAAACCTTGTAAGACCTGATATTTTAGGAATTCCAGTAACATTTAATAATTCAATGGCGGCAGATCAAGTTCTTTATGGGGAATTTGAAAAGTACACACTTGTAGAGCGTGAAAATATTGCTATTGACAATTCAGAACATGTTCGATTTGTAGAAGATCAAATGGCATTCCGTGGAAAAGGGCGCTTTGATGGTAAACCTACAAAGCCTGATGCTTTTGTATTGGTTACAATCACACCCGCAGTATAATGTATGATTTAGATTTGGGATTTTGGTTTGGAATTGGATTTTTTATAGCTGCTATTCAAAATTTTTAAGGGGGCTTTAATAATGAATGAAAACAATCAAGCGAACAATCAAGCGAATAATCAAGCGAATGCAGAAGCTAAGACGGTTGTTAATGGAAAAGTAGTTTCAATTAGTCAAGCACAGGCGGCACAGGCGGCGCATGAAGCAAGCACAACACAAACAGGGGTGCAAGCACACCATAGCAACCAATCAGAAGCCGTACAAGCAGGACAAACAGCAGGAACAACAGCTTCAACAACTTCTGAAGCGGCAAGACAAGCT